CTGGAGGCGGTGGCAATGGCGCTACTGCGTCACATCGAAGGTGACGACGTAACCCGCGATCTCATCACAGATGATGAGTGGGCCGGTTATCTGTCCGACGCGGATTACGTGTCTGGCCTAATCTTCGCCGCCGGTTACGCTGTGGAACAGGGCTGGCAGCCAATTGAAACGGCGCCAAGGGATGGGACGGAGGTGCTATTGTGGTGCGTCCCAGGAAGGCACAGCGAAAGTGAGATGGGTAGCATTTTTGCCGCCTTGTGGTGGGATGTTGCCGGCCCCGAGGATGACCCGGATGGCGATTGGATCATCCCGCTAGCAGACGACAAAGAAGGTGGTTGGGGGTCTGGCGCATTTCGATGGGAACCCACTCACTGGCGCCCTCTGACCGCCCCTCGCGACTGCCGGCCACCACACAGATGACCCAAAGCAAAGTCATCGACATGGCTGGGCGGCGCATCAACGAGTGGTTTGTCGTTGAACGTGCCCAGGGTGTTGGTCTTGGAACATCAAAAGCAAAATGGTGGGTAGTGTGCCCCGCCTGCGGCGAGCAGCACTATGAGACTGGAAGCAAGCTGCGCGCCGCAGAACAAAATCGCTAGATCATATGGTGCCGCGCCTGCGGCTTGAACGGAGTAAAGAAATGAGCGAACGCTGCGAGCCGCCGCAGGAATGGCGCGGGAAGGATGGATGGCATTGGGTGGATAGCACTCGATGGGTGCAGCCGGATATTCTGCGCTGGCGCCTGAACAGCGACAACCAAGAATACGAATGGCTGTTGTCGTCGGGGGCGTTTGTTTCGTCTGAAAGTGAGACGGCTAATGCGTGGCGCTACCTCGCCCCAGCCACACCCCCCGCCACCGTCGCCGCGCTGGTGGAGGCGTTGGATGACTTACTGGCGGACACCCAGCACGCCACGCACGATTGTGGCGACGACGATTGCCCTGTCCGCCGCGCCCGCGCCGCCCTGGCCCTCTACCGGGAGGCGGGACGATGAGCAAAACCGCTTGGACGCCTGGGCCTTGGGAAACTGACTGGTTTAGTTGCAGAGCTGACGCTTCTGATGTGGCGTATGCACGCAGTAAAGGTAGAACTAAACTAAAAGTTGGCGATCCATTATGGCGTGTGCCGCGCAGTATCGGCCCTATCAGCATCGACAGAAATCATTGGGCTGGCGACCACCTCGACGTTTCTGAGGCAGATGCCCGCCTGATCGCAGAAACCCCGGCGATGGCGGAGGCAATTGAGCGGTTCATTCCTGCGCTTTGGCTACTGGCGACAAGCGGGAACGCCGACGCTGTAGCCATGCACGTCGAAGCCTGCGCCATCCTCGCCCGCATCAACGGTGACGACCAATGACCCGCTTGCAAGCGCTGGAGGCGGTGGTGGCGGCTTTGCGGCAAATCAACGCCTTCCATCCAGCCCTCGCCGCCCTAGACGCCCTCCCTGCCGATCCCGCGCGTGGGGAGGTGGTGAAGGTGGCATTGTTTGGGACCGCGCGAGGTGAGCGCTGTCTTGCTGACCCCTCAAGTGTGTTTGCAGGGAAATTAATAATGGACGGCTGGACCCGCCTCGACACCGTCACGCTGGAGGTGACGCCATGAGCGCGGAGAAGAAGACAATCACGGTTGACGTGCCGACACAGATTTTCGGGAACGCCTATTTTGAGGAAACCGGGCGCGTGCATTGGGGTGCATTGCAGCGTGCCATGGACGCCCTCGCCGCTGCTGGCTATGCGGTGGTGCCGGTGAAACCCACCATCCGCATGTGTGCAGCAGGAGGCCCGGAGGTTCGCAAGGCATGCGGATTGGATCAAGGCCCCGGCGACATGCACACGATATGGGCCGCCATGATTGCCGCAGCATCGGAGCCCACGCGATGAGCAATGACGTGGTGGCGGAGATGCCGGAATTGCGGGAGCGCATTGCCCGCGCCATTCACGAGGGGTTGGGCGAAAACTGGGCGTATATCAATTACGGCGGGGATGAATGGAACTCCTGCCGCTACATGCTGGACGACGCCGCCGACGAGGTTCTGGCTATCGTCACACCCCCCGCCGTCGTCGCCGCGCTGGTGGAGGCGTTGGAGGCGTTCAGCGTGGCGATACCCGCCGTGCTGGATGCTGCAGACATTGACGCAGCGGATACGGTGTTCACGGTCCGCGCGGTATCGCCCACAGGCTCGCGGGAACTGGCGCAACGGTCGCTGGCGGATATGCTTGAAGCCGCCCGCGCCGCCCTCGCCCTCTACCGGGAGGCGGGGCGATGAGCGTGGTGACGGAGGAGATGGTGGAGGTGGCGGGAGAGGCCGCGTTCCGTTCAGACCCCGGACAGCGCACGCCGTGGCACTACCTGCCGCAGAAAATGAAAGAGGAATGGCGCCTTGAAATGCGCGCCGCCCTCGCCGCCGTCGCGCCCATCATCGCCAAGGCTGAGCGGGAGCGGTGCGCGGAGTTGGCGGAAACTCACGAATGGTTCGTTGGCGGTATCGGCACAAAAGCGCCTGGTTCCGGGGAGGCTAAGGCCATTGCCGCCGCCATCCGCGGGATAGGAGACGCGACATGAGCGCGCGCCCGGAGGATGTGCTATCCGAAGCCGCGTGGCGTGTGGATTGGGAGATTGCCGGCGCCCCGCAGCCAATGCCATCATGGGCCACATACAAAGACAACGACCCAGAGACAGCGGCAATCTACGAGACACAGGCCGCGTCCTACCTCGCCGCCCTCCGCGCCGCCGGCTTCGTCATCGAACAGGGGACGGACGCGCTGGCAGGGACGTCGACGCATTTTGTGGATGATCGGATCTAGCCGCTACTTCCAATGCCAGAAATGCGCCGCCACCCACCCACCGCCCGCCGCCAACAAGGGCCAAATCGTGTTGGAAATCCACAAAGCAACACGAAGCCCCGTCTTGGCATCGCGTACGTCAGCGCCGATGACTTCAACCTGCTTGGCTAGACGCTCAAGGGCTTCTTCCATTCGACCCATCCGATCGTCTCGCGCCACTCCGCGCTCTTCCAACCGTGTAAGACGTTCATACACGGCTTGCATTGTCCCTATGTCAATGCCGTCGTTCATGGAACAAAACCCCCCGCGCTTCCACAACCTATAGGCGAAATGATCGCTTTAACGGAACGTTGACGCATTATTGTTGTTAAGCGATGTCATCGCGCGTGGCGCGGTATTCGGTTTCGGGGATGGCCCGCAACCCTTCGCCGGGGTTCCAGGGGGTCACGCCATCCCATAGAACGACGTTGACCGCAGCCCCGTCTTCATCCAGCACAATGTAAGGAATCGGTTCAGCGTTCATTGTCACCACTCCATTACTACGCAATAGCCGGGTGCCCCTGCCCCGCCGTTGCCACCTACGCGCGCCGCGCCGATGTCACCCGCGCCGCCGCCACCGCCGCCGGATCCGAAACCGCCGCCTACGCCACCAGCGCCGCCGTTGGTTGCTGTGCCAGCGCCGCCGCCGCCGCCTCCTGCGCCTGAAGCTATATGTCCTGACGCGAGCGTTTGCACGGTAGGCGCAACGCCGCTATTTCCGTCTACGCCTGCGGCACCACCACTAACAATAACATTGCCCCCTGGGTATACAGAGACACCGCCATTGCCACCTGCCTGCGCTACACCAGCATTAAACCCGCCGCCTGAACCCCCACCAGAAGCGCCGCCAATATATTGGCCGCCGCCAGTAGTTCCCGCGCCTGTGGCACTACTGCCTCCACCGCCAGAACCCCATCCTAAAATAGTTGAATTAGTGCCGCCAACACCAGTGCCCCCACTGGCGGCGATTGCGGAAACGCCTGAGCCACCTGTAGTCGTTCCCGAAGAAGCCTGAGCGCTTTGGCTGTAGGCCGCGCCACCGCCGCCGGAGGTAGCAGACAGGCTGCCAGGCCCGCCGCCGCCGCCACCGCCGCCCGCGAGGTAGCTGCCGAAACTGGTAACGCCGCCACGACCTCCGGCGCCGGTGATGCCGCCGGAGGGCGTGACGCCGGAGGCACCGGCGGCGCCGGCCGCGCCGATAGTGACGGCCACGGTGGCGGTGAGGTCCGACGCCCTGAACGTGGCGAAGGACGTGCCGCCGCCGCCGCCGCCGCCGCCGCCCGACCCGCTGCTGGCCGCGAGATAGGTGCCGCCAAAGCCGCCGCCGCCGCCGCCGCCTATTACCAGAACGGCAACATATCTTGCGCCGCTTGACTTGGTGTAAGTGCCGCTCCCGGTGAACGTTTGAACCAGGCGCGCGCCCGTTGCGATTGCCCGAAGTGCCATTAGACGCCACTCCCGCGCGTGATTCGCACAACCGCCGTGCCCGCTGCTGTGATGCCCGCAACGTTCAGCCCGGTGCCCGAAGCATCAACCCGAACGGTGCTGATCTCTCCTGCGAGGATTGGGAAAGAACCGTCGTCTGCGTCGTTGACGACACCGCCCGCCGTGGCCACGACACCCGCGTTGCCGAAGGCAAGAAACGCGGTGCTGGGGCCTTCGTTGCGCAAAAGCAGGGTATCGCCAACCGTGCCCAATACGACGTTGGCGCTGCCGCTGGTTGTGGTGCAAGCAAGCGTGCTAGTTTGTTCAGGGTAAAACGCCTGAAACGCAGTAGGAATAGCGGTCATTACTCAGGCTCCTTTGCCGGCGCCGGCTGCTGTGCCGCCTGCATGGCGGTGCGGAATGCGTTCAACGCCTCTTCGCGGGCGTGGTAGGGAACGGGCCGTTCCATCATCACCGCGTAAAGAACGTTCCAAACGTCGATGGGGAGAGAAGGGGAAGGATTCATTTAAACACCTGCAACTGCATTCCACGTTCCGCCGCCTTGGGACACGTAGAGGGTTGATCCAACCGCACCATCTGTGCGGAGCCATTGCGAGCCGCGAGGTTGGGTGCCAGATGCCGCCCCAGTGCCGCTGCGGATAGTCGGCCCGGAGGCGTTGACGGTCAGGCTATCGACCTGCGTGGAGGAGCCGGCATTGAGCAAAAGCGCCGCCTGTGTCGCCGTCATCTGCGGAACAAGGATGGGGTTCTGAAACTTCACCCCAGGACCACCGGAGGCGAGGCACGACGGAGGCGCCTGTTCGGAGTAGAGCGTACCGCCGCCAGCCACAGTCACGCTGAGAATGGTCCAATAGGGCGTAACCGTTGCGCCCGTGCCAGTGCCGCCCGTGAGCGTGACGGGGTTTGCGGGCAGCACCGTGTAGCTGCCCGGCGTGGTAGGCGTCATGTCAATAATGGCGCCCGCGCTATCCACAGCCGTGACGGTGTAGGAAAACCGAGTGCCCGCCGTGCCGGTCGCTGCATTGTCCGTTAACACATTACCCACGACGTAGCCTGTGCCTCGCGCGCCGCCAACGCCGGTCATGGAAAGCGGCACATCCGCTGCCATGGCGTTGACGCTGCCTGTGGCCGTCGTGCCGCCACCGGGCGAGGCAGAGAACGTAAGGGTCGGCATGCTGATAAACAGGCCGCCTCGCACCACCGTGACAGAACCCACAACCGCAGTCTTGGCCGTGATAGCCGACACGGTTTGCAGCGCGTTGCCGCCTACGGTGTTGCCGCCAATGTTGCCCGTGCCGCCGATGTAGGCGCCGGGCGTCCACCATGGCGCATGCGTGAACGTTACGTCGGGAAGGTTGAAGCCCAGCGCGGCAGTAAACGCCGGCTTGTTCTGAGTGTCGCTTTGGCTAAGAACCGTCTCCATCAACGTGCCATCACCAGCCCGGATCGGCCACAGCGCCGACCAATCGCCAAGCCCGATGGCGGTCATAACGCCGCGATTGCCCCGGTTGGAACGGGCGATGTTGATCGCCGCATCTAGCCACAGGCCGCGCCCCTCCAGCGGGGCACCAGAGGTCATGCTGGCGGATGCCGTCGTCTGCGACACGCTCACCGTGTAGGTGCCCGTTCCGCCCGTGCCGGTGCCAAGCGCCGTGATGCGGGTATTATCGGACGTAGCCCCGCCAATTACGACTTGGCCAACCGCAATGGTGCCCGACGAAACCGCCGTCACGGTCAACGTAAACCCCGTGATGCTGCCCGTAAACGCCGCGCCGTCTAGATCGCCCGCCCAATTGATAAGCCGAAGGCCGCTCGAATACCGGGCATCCCATGCCGTCGCCCAATTGGCTTCAATTGCTTGTAGGCCCTTGAACCGCCGCGCACCGATGGTGCCGCGCTTGCCAAGGAATGCAACCGGATTGGAGCCCCAAACCTCCCGACGCTCTAAGCCGGGGCTGGCGCCGGTCCAGTGGTAGGCGCGAAACCACGGGGCATCCGCGACGGTAAAAGCATCATCGGCATTTCCGTTGATGGCATCGCTGTTGCTGTAGGCGTTCATCCAACGGCCATTTAGGCTACCGCCCCAGCCGGTGCCGCCGTAGGAATACTGGCCGTAGATAAAAGTCCCCACGGCTGTGGAATTGTCATCTGTCCCGATGCTGATAACGTTACCGCCCGTCGTTGACGTGCCGGTAATTGCAGTATTCAACTGAACCGAACTGACCGACGCGGCGCCGGAAGAGATAATCGACTGAGACACGCGCAGGGCATAGTTTGTCCCGGCCGCATTGGCTTGCAACGGGCCATGGAACAACGCGCCGCCAGACGAACTGGCAACGCCGACCGTCAGCTTATCGCGGATTTGCACAACGCCCGTGCCCTTCGGCGTCAGTGTAATCCCCACATTAGCGTCACTCCCCGCCGCCGCGATAACCGGATTACCCGCCGCCGCAGAGCCTATCACCGTGATGTAGTTGGCCAGGTTGCTCCCCACCGTAGTCGTCCCGGTGAACGTCGGAGACGTGAAAAGCTGCGCAACCGTCAGCTTGCGCGTCGTGCCGGTCGATGGCCCCGTGCTGTTTTGCGTGACGGGGAATAGGTCGGTGCCGCCCCACGCCGCCGCAGACGGAAGCTGCGAGATATACTGGATCGCGGTCACGATTTGCGCCCCTCAAGCTGGGCAACTCGCTCGCGCAAGCGCCGCATTTCTTCCCACAGGATCGGGATCATCTGATCGGGGCGGATGGCCAGCGTGCCATCTTCCGCTTTCACAAAGCCGCCGAAGTCACGCCCCGCCCGCTGCGGGATGGTGCCCACATCCTCAGCGCTGAAACCCCAATGCGTGCGCTTGCCCGGCACCGGGTTGCCGTCCGCATCCTTGCCGCCTTCGATCCAGCGGAACGTAATGGGTTTGATGACGTCGATGATCTCCCCGACAGGCACGTCCGAAAGCGTCTCAATGTCGGTTTTCTCGCGCGGGTCGGAAGTCTGAATGGTGCCGTTGACGGCCCAAACGGCAGACCACCGGGCGCCGCCGACGCCGCAAACCATCGTGTTATCGGCAGACGGCACAAAGCCCGTTGCGGCTTTGGCCACCACGTATGGAACCGCCGTGTCCCCGATCACGACGTTATCTGACACCGACGTTTGCAGAAGGATCAGGTTGGCGCTGAGGGCGTTGTTGCGCGCAACGATCTTGGCTTGGCTGTCAATGCGAATGGCGCCGCTGGTAAACGCCCCCTGCGCCATGTCGATTCCATAGCCCGTATGCACGCCCCGGAGGTCAATCGACGTTTCGCTGTTCGTGTAGTCCGCGATGGTCGTCAGGCGAACGGACTGCGAGGCAAAGATAAGCCCTTGGTTCCACATCGGGGACACCAGGTCGTCAAGGTTGCCCAGCACCGCCACGGCTGCCGTCGCGCGATTGGTGCTAATGCCGGTAATTTGCATCCCGAATACCGCAGGCTGCGCCGGGAAACCGCCGGCATCGCCAAAATGCGTGCCGGAATTGTTGGCCAGGTCAAACTCTGCAATCTGCGCCCCGCCGATGGTGCAGGCGCCGGGCTGGATCAACAGAAGCGGGTTGAACGCCCAAACGTTACCGCTGCCGGCATCCGCCCGAATGGCCGCATAGAGCGCAACCTTGTTTTTGCTGTCCGGCACCGTCGCAGCCGCGCCGTTGTTTGAGACGAAGTTCACCGACATGGAGAATTCGTCTTGCGTGGCGTTGGCCGTGGTGCCGCTGATGGAGTTGAACGACAGCAGCGACGGGTTGCCAATCGGCGTGATCGTCTCGGCCGTGCCCTGCGTGGACGTGAGCCCCGGCACCGTGAGGCGGCCCGTCATCGTGTCGCCCGCCTTGGCCACCGCGCCCAACAGCGAGAGCGTCGCTACCTGCGTCTCTTGGTCCCAAATCTGGTTGCCCAGCGAGTCCGTAACAACCTGCCGATACGCGCCCGTGCCAAAAATGACGGCGCTTCCGGCTGCGTCGAGAATGACAGGGTTGCTGTTGACGATGGTCGCGTCAACGTCTTGGTATGTGTTCTTCGGCGTGCTCGTGCCGGGGATGTAGTGGTATGCATACCCACCCGCGAGCGGATTGCCAGCATCATCAAAAAACTGGGTTTTGCCGGGCGGAAGAGTTAGCGCCATGCTTCGTGAGCCCCTAAGCGGATGTTGTGTGGTGCTGTTTGTCGTGGGCGTGGTGACGCTGGTTGTATGGCTAACTGGCCATTGGATCGGGCGCGTTGCGGCGTTCGTCGTAGGGACGCTGGCCGGCTGCTTCGTCGTGGCTGCGGCCCCGGTGTTTGCCGGGTATCAGGAAGCCGGGTATCTCGCCGTTGCCGGCGGCATGTGGTTCGTGTCGGCTGTGCCGGGGCTACTGCGGAGGCGTCAGTTTGTTGCGGTCGGGGAATAGCGCCCGCTGCACATCGCCCTTCAATTTATTGCCACGGATTGCGCTGGTGATGCCATTCAGAACCAGAGAGCCGCCCGGCATACCTGCGGCAAGGAAGCCCGCGCTTTCGGCCAGCCCCTTACCGCCGACGCTTTTCACAAGGTCCATGGTGTTTTGAATGGTGTCGCTGCCACGGGCTTTAGCGAGGTCGTCAGACGATGCCACGCGGCGCAGGTCGTCCCGTAGCGCAAACAGGCTGTTCATCGTTTCGTCGCTGATGGATTGCGCGGCGTTGATGCCTTTCGCCGCCCGATCCTCTACGATATCCTTCATCATCCGCTGCACAGACGAATAGGTAATGCGGTTTTGGCTGTCCCTGATCCGGGGCGCGTATTCCTGCAACACGGTCATTTCGTCAATCGGGCGCGATGCTTCGGCGAAGTTTTTGAGGTATTGCCGGAAGCCGGGTGCTCCGGCTTCAATCACGCCGTCAAGCGCCCCCTTCAATTCCAGTAATTGCGCCGTCGCGCGCACCGCGCTTGGGTTATCCTTGGCGCCTTCCTTGCTCAGAAGGTCGTCAATGTGCTTGCGGACGCCATAAAGCATCTCGGGGTCAGTGATTGGCTTCCCGTTGCTGTCCACCATCTCCCGCATGACGCTATCAACCACGCCGCGCACAGCCGGGCGCCGCCCGTCAGGAGATGCAAGGATCGTCGCGGCCTTTTCCGAAACAGGTGCGGGGTCCGCGTCCTGCTTGTTGCGCCATGTTGCGCGCAAGTCTGCCTCTGCGACCTCCCCGCGCGCTAACTCTAGGCGTCGCTTCTGCGTCGCCGTGCCTGCCAAGTCGTCAAAGAAGGTTGCTCGCACATCGTTGTTTGCCTTGGCGATGGCCTTGAACTGCTCGGGCATTTCCATCTCAAGCAACTTCTCTTTGCGCGACGTGCGAGCGTCCTGCACCATCTGCGCCTCGGTCGTTTGCACGCCAGTGATGTATTCGTTTTTGTCAATGCCGACAGGCTGGGGCTCAAGCAGCCTGTCACCCTCAGCCGTCGCGCGCTGCGCCTGCATTTCCGCGCGAGACATATTGGCTTCCGCATCCGTCGCCGCAGCAGCACCAGCCGAACGACGCCCGCCCATCGCAGCATCATCGGCAGCCGGGGCAATCGTGGCGCCGGGAGGGAGGAACTCAGGAGCCGCAACGGGAGCCACAGGGGGTCGCTGCACATTCGGCGGCATGAAGTCCGGCGCAGCGCGTGTCTCGCCAATGTCCGCGCGCATGTAGACGCGAGGCTTATCGGGAAGCTGCACGTATTCAGGCACGGCAGGCGCAAGGCGATTGGGCTGCCGTGGAGCGCCCCCCGGCAACGCGCCCATGAACGCCTCCGGCATGGCGGCAAGATCGCGCCCAAGCTGCTGCGGACTACCCAAGACGCCCATCATCGGGGCGTCGCCGCCCTCGCGCCCGGCCTGCGTGACACCGGCTTGCAATCCCCGGATGACGCCACCACCAAGCCGCAACGCCAATTCACCGCCAGCCGCCAGCGGGTCCATAACCAGCTTGTTCGCGCGCTGTAACAGCGTGCCGCCACCGGCTGCCGGAGGATAGACGCCCAGCCCTTCCATGACGGGCGTGACGAGCGGCGGCATGGGCTGCGAGCCTTCACGGAAGCCCTGCGCTGCGGCGGAACCGATGTTCCCGGCGCTGGCCGCAATATCGCCAACGGTCGTGCCTGTCTCCACGGCAGGCGACGAACGAGGGCCGAGATCCGCGCGGCGCCGGAAGGCTTGGCCGCGATCCGGCATCACGGGGTTGTCGGGGTCGCCCTGCTGGCGCTTGTCCGTAGGCGCGGGCTTGGCTTCCGTGGTGGGCGCAATGGCTTTCAAAAAGTCGTCGTCGCTGATCGTCGCGCCGGGCGCAGTCGTGGTAGGCTTGGCACCGCCGCCGATGGCTTTCAGGAAGTCCTCATCCGACATGACACCGGAAGCGCGACGATCTGCCACGGGGCCTAACCTCTCGAAATGCGCTTTGACGGCAGGAACATATTTCAGCGTTTCATCAGGCAGCGCGCCGCCCTTGAGGAAGGCATCAACCCGCCCAGGCCCCGCGTTGTAGGCGGCAAGCGCAAGTTCCGGGTGCTTGTAGCGATCCAGCATCTGCGACAGGTATTTGGCGCCGCCGTAGATGCTCTGTTCTGCGTTCGTAAGGTCGGTTACGCCGAGGTCTTTCGCGGTGCCCGGCATGATCTGCATGACGCCAACGGCGCCGGCACGACTGCGAGCGTTCGGGTTGCCGCCGCTTTCCTGCGTGGCCACCGCGCGCAACAGGCGCGGGTCAACGTTCCATTCGCGGGCCGCCGCTTCAAAAATCGGGCCGTGGCTATCGACCGACAAGGCCCTGCTCCGAAGCCCATGACCACGCCTTTTTGACGGATGCCTTATCTGCCGCGTTCAGGTTGGTGAAGAACGTTTTCTGCTGCTCCGGGGTCATCCGCAGCATTTGGAACGCGCGCGGGTCAAGGTTCTTCGCCTGCTGCTCAAACCCTGCATAATCCGCTTTGTCGGGCCACTTCGCCGCCAGCGTCGCGCGGGCTTTGTTGTAGTCGGCGTTTCCGCGAAGCTGGCTAAGGATCAGCCGCGCGCCCTCTGGCGTAAGCGTGCTGCCGGGGTTGGCGGATTGGGTCACGGCAAGCCGCGCATCCGATCCGGCGCCTTGAGCGTCGGCAATCTGCGCCGCCAGTTTGTCGAAAGACTCGTTCGCCGCCACCGACTTTTCGTCAATGCCGAACGCGCGCGCGACACCGGGAGCGAACCGAAGCGTGGCCTTCTGGAAATTCTTGATGCGGTCCTGCCCGGTGCCCGTGGCAAACTGCGCAATCTCGGTTTCCATGTTGCCAAGGATCGCGTCTTGCGATTGTGCCGATACGCCCTGAGTTGCGATCTGACCAAAACTTGCCGCACCCTGCGCGCCCGTGGCGGACTGTGCGGCTTGCGCAGCCGCGCCGGGGGCCGTGACGTTTGCGGAGGTCGCTTGCGGCGCATTCGTAGGATTGCGCAGCGCAGGAAGCAACCGCCCGTCGCCCAATGGCGATGTTGTATCGGCCGCCGTGCCGCCGAGGCTGCGGGGCGTAACCTGTTGCTTGGGGCCGTAGATCGGGTTGCCCTTTGCGTCGTAGCCCACAATGACGCGCTCGTTGAGTTCCGAAGGCGTGACCTGTTGCCGCACGCCCTGCCCGGCTGGCGTGAAGCCGCCGCCAAACATCGGATCGCGCACGACGCCCGGCTGTTGCACCTGCTGGTCCGACATGATGCCGCCTTGGCCATACACACGGGTAAGCGCCGCGTTCGGGTCAATGCCCATCAACGCGAACTGTTTCACGCGCGCAATCAGGTCCGTCCCGCTCGGCGTGGCTGCGATGCCCTTGAACAACTGCTGCGCTGTGTTCTGATCCAGCGAGCCGTTCGCCACCGCCGAATCAATGCCGACGTGCAACGCCTCAACCACGCTATTGGCAGTTTCCGGCTTGTTCGGGTCATAGACGCTTAGGGCCGCGGTCGCGATGCCGCCGAGGGTGCGCAGCCGGGTTGCCCCCAGCCCCTGCTCTGCCGTCTCCGTCGCCACGCCCTGCAATTTGTTCTGGCCCATCGCGTTCGCGATGCCGACCACCTGGCCGAACTGCGCCAACGGGTTCTGCGGTGCCGCCGCGCCAGCGCCAGCCTGTAGCGGGATGTTGGGGTCAATTGGCATTGGCGGGCCTCAGTCGGTTCAGCAGCGTATAGGTGTTGTAAAGCCCCGCCACGTTGTTAAGCCCGCTGGTGATCGCGTTCGCGCCTGCCACGCCGCCCGCCGCCTGCGCGGCCGCGCCGGAAGTCGCGAAGTTGTTGGCGTTCTGCACGCCCTGCGTGTTGATGTGGCCGGTGTTCGACGCCGCGCCCGCGCCAACCTGCGTCAGGGCCAATAGTTTGTTGAAGCTGTTCGTCTTATTGGCTGAGTCAACGTCAAACTGCGTCTTGTAGGTGCTATCCGCCAGACCGGTCGCGTAGTTGGCCGCGCCCTTGAGCGCCGCCCCGCTGATGCCCAGCCCCTTCGCCGCCGCCGCGTTCTGGACGCTTTTCAAGCCCTGATCGCGCGTGAACTGGTAGCCGGGCGTGGCTTCGAGGTCCGCCATCGTCGGGTTGAAGGGGGAAGTCAACTGTGTGAGGCGGTTGATAAGCTGGCCACCGGCCGTGGTGCCGTAACCGCGATACGGCGCCAAATCCTCGCGCGTCTGCGCAGCCTGCGCCAATGCCGCAGCCGATGCACGATCCGCCGCCCCGGCTTGAACGTCAGCCGCATTCGATGCCGCACCGGACGATATCAGGCCGCCAATCAGCGACGTTCCCGCGCTGATCCCAATGGACAGCGGATCAAATACCGCCGTCTCCCATAGGGATTGCGGGCCGGGGCTAAACTTCATTCCACCGCTCCACCGGAACCAATGTGCGCCCCGCCATCTCGACAGGCTGCCCCAAGGCAAAGCCCAGCCACCGCAGCCACCGAAGCGACTTCGTGTATTCGGCCGCAACCGCCGTTCGTAGGCACACGAACATTTCGAGCATCAACCCGACCTGGCGCCGCGTCTCACGCAGGTAGAACTTGCGGGCCTTGGCGATGCCGGGCGCCCCCAGCATCCAAACCTTGCCCACCACATGATCCTCATCGGGAATCACGCCACCCACGAAAGCCGGCTTGCCATCAACGATGCCCGCAAACGTATGGACACTCAGCGCCACCGCGCGTTGCAGCGCAGGCAGGCCGCCGATGCTTTCGAGGTCCGCGCGCTCGGCCTCGCCCATGACGGCAAGGAATGCCGACAGAACGTCCGGCGTTACGGGGGCAACGTGTGGGGTCATGCCGTCAGCCCCGAAACGAAGACGTTCACCACCGCCGCCGTTGACGCCAGGGCCTGCAACGTCTCGCCGGGGTTCAGCACCATGTTCTTTAGGCTCGGCGGGTCATAGGACTGGCCAGCGGAAAGCGACTGCGCCTGAATGATCAGGTTGCCCGCCGCCGCAGCGCCGCCGCTGGGCACGCGGTAAACGGTGATCGTCCTCGCCACCGTGTCGGTGTTGGTGAACGTCGCCTGCTTGATGATGACTTTCGACGCGCCGCTAGCCGTGGCGTAGGCCACCGCCGCAGCCGTCAACGTGCCCTGCCCCAAATTGGCCGGAGAGATAATCGCCATCAGTCTGCCACCATCAATGCAATTGCCGCCGGGTCGTTCTCAGGCTCATTCGGCACGTCCATCTGCGGCGCTGCCTGCCAATCGAACGGTTCCGCGTCGGGAACGTCGGCCATGGCGCTTGCGAGCCACGCCGCATCATCCGGGGGCGTGTCCGTGGGCACGTCCGCCATGTTCCCGTATTGGATTATGTCGTCTAGCCCGCTGGTGCCCTGCGCCCCGCCCGTGCGTTGGAACATGGCGTTTAGGAAGCGCCACCATGTATCCGTGACGAGGCCCGTCTTGGGGTCAAGAAAGGATGTGAGTCGTTGCGGGAGGCCTTGCGCGGAACCGCTCATCGCGCCACCCCTTCGCCCATCGCTTCCACGAAGGCGCCGTTCAACGCCGTCCGCACCGGGGAACTCCAGAACAACTCAAACACCCGATCCCGCGCCATGCCGAGGCGTTGGAACTGGATGGACTTATAGAAATTGCCCGTCGCACCGAAGTCGTCCGCAATCGGATCGGACCACGATTCCCCGCGCGTGTCGGAATAGCGGAGGTAAATCTTTGACGGTTCTATGCCCAAAGCGCCGTCATCAATACCAAGAAAGACCGGGATGCTATCAACACCTAGCGCCGTATCGGCCACCACATCGGGTGCCAACGCCTTTTCTGGCAGCCCTATAAGCGTCGAATTATCGTCGCGCCCCACCTCAAGGTCAGCCATGAACTGCCGGTAATAGACCCGGCCGCCGTTGTTCCCCATGTGCGGGAAGCCGCGCCGCCGCAGGATCGGGGCGCCGTTGTCGGTGTATACGTCAAGGTCGAAGGCGTAGAGTTGCCCCGTCTCCCAATCCTGCACAACGTTTTCGCCGTAGCAGTAGGCCGCAGCCGCGCCCCGGTGGCGATGCTCGCGCCCATCGTCATCCAGCCAAGCGCGTTCGTGCCACTGGCCGGTTGTGATATCGAGGCACCACGTCTTGTCGGCCGTGGGGAACGTCAGCACGTAGAATTGGTGGCCTTCCTGCTGGTAGGTGTAGGCCACGGCATCCGATACCGTGCTGTAGCCCGCGATGGCCGTCTCAATCGCGTGGGTCGAAACCCGTTGAGCCTGATAGCCTTGCCCCTTCAACACCAGGCGCCCGCCTTGCGCATCCTCGGAGAGCCAGAACAGGGCATCGCCAATCTGTCCGACGCTATAGACCGCAGCGCATCCGCTCTGGATGAAAGCGCCGTTCATGATCTCATACGGGAAAGCCGGGGCGCCGCTGTTGATCCAGACTTCCGTGGTCCGCTGGCCGATCAACCAGATTTCACGATGCACAACCGCCGTCGTCGCCAGCAAGTCAGACGCGCCAATTTTCGCTGCGAAATACAGAGAATCGAACGTAACCGCGTTGGAATCCGAAATGTAGAACTGCCCGGTGCCCGGCTTCGCGAACACGAAGAACGTGTCAACGAAATCGACGCGGGGCGAGCCGTAGAAAGCCGGATCGCTAATGGTGCCGAACACGCCCGTATTGAGGTTGACCGTGTAACCGTTCCCGGTGCCGTCCACAGCAACTAGCGTGGTCTGGTTGTCCGACATGCTCACGGGCGTTGTCAGGGCATCGTAGAGCGAGCCTAGAGAGGTCCAAGACCAATCCGACGCCACGCGGTAAAGCGTCTGGCCTACAACCACGTAGAGCCGCCCATCGCTGCCCCGATACACGCCCCTGCCCCGCCCGGCCGCCGGAGGGCTGGAAAGCGCCCGCAAGCCCGGCGTGGGATAGTAGGTAAATGGAACCGGCGCATCTTCCGGGTTCTGCTCGGCGTAGAGGTTCAAACTGCGCTGGCACGAGGCGATGACGCTCCGCGAAACGTATGCGCCGGTTTTCAGGGCGACGCGCATCAGAACCACGAATCCGAATACACGCTGTATCGGCTGTTCGATGTCGGGATACCGGCCGGCATCCGCAAGCGCGGCATCTGGATATTGGGGCCACGGATTGCCGCCAGCGCAGCGCGCGCCAGCCCGTCAAGCTGAGGGTCACGCGGCAATTGATACATGGGCCGGATCCGCTGGGCCCCACACCACCGCAGGGCGTTCACGTATGCCGGCGGCAGGTTGATGTCTGTTACGAGGTCGGGAAAGTGCGTGAACGGCTGCTTCAACGACAGATGCAACTCGCCAATGCCAGAGTTGGGCACGGGCCACGGGTAGATGATGCCCAGCGGATATGCCGCATCATACCAATACCACGAAGGCCATGTGCCCACGCTCTTGATCGCGATACGGTTGTAATCCTCGCGCGAGCCGATATCTCGCAAGGGATAATCAACCGGCTGCGTGGCGTTGATGGTTGATCGGAAGAACGCCGACTGCACCTGATCGGGACGCGTGGTGTTGAAGTCGCCACCCGCCCCGATGGTGTAGGAAATTGCGCCAGTAACAGGCACTGACACGTCAACAAGATGGTAGACAAGCCACCGCTTAGTGGCCCACTCGTCTAACATCATGTTTAGCGTGGTAAGAACGTCGTTGTTGTCCTCAGCACGCGGGGTTTGGCCAACGCCGTTGACCCCGGCATCCCTCAGCATCAGTCGGATAAGGGCGACCGGGGTCATGGCGTTAACTCAGTTTGCCAGCACGCGGCAGGCAAGCTGCGGTCGGATGGCCTTGAAGCCATACAGCACATCGAGGCGGCACGGCATCAGATCGTTGTTGATGTCATACTGCCGAACGACGCGCATGCTGATCCCGTCCTGCACCTTGCGGGCCGCGAAATGGACGCCATCCGGCAGGATGAGGTCAGCGGTCGCGAAGGTGAACGCGTCGGGGTGGTAGCAGAGGCTCTGCTGGGTGGTGGCCGAGGCCGTGCCAACGAAGGTAATCGCCTGATTATCGGCCGCGCCGTTGCTGACGTTCTGGTAAGCGCCAGAGGCCACGATGGCCGGGGCAATCGAGATGGTGCCGGCGCCGCCCGCATACGCCGCCGCAACGACGAACTGCTGAAGAATGCCCGTCGATGCCTTGGTCTCAGGATGCACGCGGAACACGCCGCCGATGGTGAACACGTCACCCGCCGCCGCCGCGTTCGCGCCGGTATCCACGATCAGGCTGGAACCGGTCTGCGCAACCGCCGAGTTGGTCAGATACGCAGTATTGCGCGCGCCGAAGGTGAACGACGGCAGAAGGGTGTTTTCGGCAAACTCAAAGCCGCCGGTTTCACCAATCACGCCGTCTTCATACTGCTTCTTGATCTTGTTGGACGACTGGAACAGGCCCTTCAGGCTGTCCACGAGGTCCACATTCGACTGAGTGTCGATGCGGGCCATATAGGTGGCGTTGGGCGCCAGGTTGTCCTTCAGCACCTTACGGGCCTGCAGCATGTTGCGCAGGGTCTGCGCCGAACCGGAGCCGTTGACGGTGTTGTAAACGTCGCGGGCCATGGCGAAAGCGTCGGCTTCGATGTTCGCGGCCAGCACTGCCATCGCGGGTTCAAGCACCTGCTGCGAGAAATCGAAGATGTTCAACGCAAGCTGGGCGCTGGAGAAGGTCGTATCAACGCCCTTCTGGTTCGTCACCGCCAGGGTGGTGTTCGTCTCGGCCACGTCCTGAAGGCTCAGGGCGGCGCCGCTGCGCACCGTATACTGGTTCGGCAGGCGGATGCGGAGGGTCGAACCGATCTTGGCGCCTTCCTGCGCAAAGCTGTTGTCATAGTCCCGATTGATGGAACCGATGAAGTTCAGCTTCTGGTGCAGGATCATCAACGCGCGGTTGGTGATCTGATCGACGTTAAGAAGTGTATTGGCCATTGTGGAGGCTCCATCATGGGATGCGCCGTCATCGCGACGGTGCGGAGCCGGTTGCCTAAGCCGGCCTTGAAAGGGTCAAGCGTGCGGGCGCGCGCCTCAGCGTTTCGCCTCTTGTGCCCGATACCAGGAACGCCACGCGGCCGGATCACGCTTGGCATCCGGTTCGCCACCGGGTTCCGCGCGTCCTGCTGCGATGGGCGTAATGGGCGGAGGCAGTTTCGAGACAGGCTTAGAAGGCGCCGGCTTTGCAGCCATCTTGGCGACTTCCACGGCCATACGGGCAGGCGACAGGCGAGCAAGGCGCATGGCTTCGTCAGGATTCATACCGAGTTCGTAGTAAACCCGCGCACCTTCTTCCTTGCCAAGTGCGGTCACGGCTTCCAGCAATGCCGGCGGGGGGCCGCCGAGAGACTGGAAGTTTTGCACCGCAGTCTGGAAATCCCGGAACGTGCTTTCGCCATGGTCTGCGATATCGTTGCAGGCCATGTTGAATTGATGGGCTTCCAACTGCTGCGCCGCGATCCGCCCAACCTCCGATGCCGGAACGTAACCCGGCGGGGGCTGGCCTTCCTGCTGCTGCGAAACCGGCTGCTGTCCCTGCTGAATTGTGCGCAGATACGTGGCAAGCTGATCCGCTTGTCGCCGTGCTTCATGCTTCTCCCGCGTCAGTTCGTCAATGCGCTGCTGAAACCAAGGCTTGCGCTTCGGTTCCTCTGGCGTCTCGGTCTGTTCTGCGGGTTCGGCCTGTTGCTCCTGCCCGGTGTCTGGAGCTGTATTGTTGGCGGGCTGAGGCACAGTTTCGACGGCCGGAGCCGTCTCGCCCTGCGTGGCGATTTCAATGCTTTCGCTCATGGGGTCCATGATGGTTGGGACGCTTCACAGCGTTCCTAGTCGCCCGGCACCCCGCCGGTTGGGTCGGCACGTCAACGCTTGCTGAATGCCCTTTTGGGCACCTGCAACTTGTTTAACCGGGCGACGATGCCCGGCCCGTAGTGCTTCATGGCCTTGGCGGTAAGCACGCCCTCGCCAATGTCCATCGGCACCAGGCCATCATCGGG